AACTTCCTGTCTCTTGATATTTTTTGAAACCATCTGTGATACCAGAGAATAATGTTGCAATGATTGTCAACGGTAGAAATACTTTAGAGAAAACTTTTCCTAAAATCTTCGTGAGTTTTCCACCTGTAAATAATTTCTTGAAACCAGATATAAAATTCTTTGCAAAATCAGGTATGAAAGAACCAAGAAAACCACCTTCCTTTTCTGTCGATGGTTTTTCACCAGAAATTATAGTGGCCTTTTGGTCACCGCCACGATCTTCCATTGCAGATTCACGAGCATCTTCTTGTTTGAAAAAATCAATGTCTTTTGCTCGTTCAACTTCTGATTCGACTTCTACTTTCTTTTCTCTCTCACCCTCTTTGAGAAATTGAGCATCAGCACCAGTCGCAGCTTTTGTATCTTTGTCACCCCATATCTTCACCAACTTTTGAAGATTTTGTCGTAGAACATTCATGTCTCTTGCAATACCAGGTAGAGACATTGAGTTCTTGGCGATGATCTTTATTGTAGTAACATCAATGACTGCGCCACCACCAGTTTTTCCAGAATCAATTCTCTCTGGTTGTTTGGTTGGTTCTTCTTTTGATGGTTTCTTTTTGACACCAAACTGAGAACGAATGGCAGCAGAGATAATGTCATCACCACCAAAGAATGACCGAACAAGGTTATCTTTGGAGAATGTTTTACCAATGTCTTTCATCGTGCCAACCGCAGCACGACCAGCACCACCGACAAAACCTTTGCCTGATTCTACCTCTGAAATATATCTGGATGCGAAATCTGCCATTATCGTCTTCTAGTTTGTTTTTGTAATTCTATTCTTTCCTTTTCTTCTTGCAGATACTTCACAAGAAGGTTTACATAAATGCTTCTTTCCCACGGTATCATGTTTTCAAGTTCAGTCAGACTGTATTTGTGATACTGCATCAACGCAAAATTTGTCTGATAGTAATTACCGAGAGTATCATAACGAAAAATTAGACGAAAAAACTTTGCATACCCTTCAAAGTAATGTCTTCTTCATATGCACATTTTGGACATTTGAAGTGAACCTCTTTTTTGATTTCGGGCATAGTATCAAAGAAGTCTTTGAACTTCTCTAAGTCTCTTTGTTGAAGGTTGTCTATAAACTCTTCAAGTTCTTGTCTAGGTGTGTCTTTTGCATAGTAGATTTGATCTTTATCATAAAGGTAATCAACGCAATCAACCAAAATACGAATCATCACATCATTGACATTCAAATCATCGTATTTTTCAAGCATCTCAAAATTAGGATACTTGAGACAGACACCAAGATTTTCTGTGAGTTGAATTTTATTTGTATGAATTGGATTTTTTGAAGGTTCAATTTCTAAAAGATTCATATCAAATTCAACCACACCGGTGCATTTCTTTTCTTCGCCGCTTTCATCTTTTGTCGTATTGTTGCACTTGTACCGTAAATTGACAACCTCTTCTACAGACCTTGCACGAAGGTTCATAAAGAGATATTCAAGATCAAATGTTGGTAGATTATCAACATCAATTTCATCAAGAACACAATTTTTTAGAACTTGACGAATAGTACTAAGTGTTTCTTTTGTGTCATTTGATTCAGCTGCCATGAGAAACAATTTTTGTTCTTTGACAAGAAAAGGACGAAAACGAACCGGTTCTCCTGTTGAAATCAGATTGACTGTATAAATGGGAACATCTATTTTAGGTAACATAATATCCTCGCTTGATTATAATTAGAAAGCACTTCCTACTGGAAAAAATCTGGTGGCCGCAGAACCAAACAGAGCAGCCGCTGCAGCACCAATGTTATAGTTGCCATTGTAGACAACACGATATTTTTGAAAAGCAAATTGAATTGAAAGACGATGAAATCCATCCTCCGACCAACTCAATGCTTGTGGTGCAATACCAATTGGTAAAGCATCCATAAGTTCAACTGCAAATATCTGACGAATAAACTCATCGTATTGAATGATTTTGATATTTGTGAGATATCTCGATGCTTGACCTTTTGGAAATCTTAGATTGTTTGTGTCTGTTGGCATGATTGATTCCATCCATCGTTCAAACAGTTTTCTCTCATAGAATTCATTCGTGCAAAGAAAGGTCAATGTTGTATCGGCGTATTGTGTCTGATACGGCACTTTGAATGTTGGGCCGTAGATTTTTACATCTGCGGTCTGTAATGTTTTTCCTGGTAACTCTGCTGCTTCACATTGCAGAGCTAGATATCTTGAGAGTGATGCATTTGATGTTTTTGAGTATTCGTCTGTTTGTTGACCACCAGTGCCAAGAGCTGAGTTGATGGCATCGGTCACCGTTCCAAAAATAGAGTTTGGAAAGTTTAGAATTTTTTCAATAATAGAATTACCAACAAATTGGTTCACATAAGGTGGAATTGGTAGAATGACTTCAAAACGATTTGGTTTTGCAAGACCATCTTTTCCACGAATATTCGCAAGAAATAGATTTGGAGAGAATGACATTTAGTATTTTTTCCTTGAATCGTGGTGAACCTTACTGGTTGTAGCACCCATAAAGTTTTCTGCTGGTAATAGTGCAGCAATGTCCCATTCATCAGCAGATATCTCTAGAAATCTTGACTGTATGTAAGGATAAAGATATCTCTTGATGCACGGCGTTGCTTCGTAAATCTTTGTTGCGGCTCTCAAATAGTCATAGTTTATACGAAACTTTGTTGTCTTATCGTATTTGTCATTGTTCAATGTTTCACTCAGTTTATCTAAAAGAGTGATTCGTTGCTTTGGGTGAATGTAATGCAAGTTCAACCCTAGAAAACCATTTTGGTATTGTTCCATTGGTATCGTCAATGGGAACTTGTCGTAATATGGCAACGAATCTTTTAGTTTTGGATTATAAAAGTAGAAATACATTTTACCGATAACCGAATTATCTTTCAACCGATTATTCTCTCGCATTAGAGATGACGATGAAACCGACAAATCTTTGACCTTAGAACGCAACCAGGCTCGTGCCTTATTGGTTCTTGGTGTCAATCCTTCTTTTTGTAATGATTCCGTGATGCGGTCGAGTAAATAGGCCATGAACTATTTATCTCAAATACCAAGGTCTCTCTCTGTAATGAGTTTGAAATGCCATCCATGTTCTTTGCAAAAGAGATCGGCAGCACGCCATTTCTCTTGATTGATCGCATAAGTAACAGCTTCATTTATATACTTTTGAGTCTTTTTTCTTTTCTTTGGCATGACTGTCTGCGATTCAGGTTTGACTTCAAGCATATAAGTGATCTCTTTTCCGTCTTTCATTTTGGCTCGAACGATGAAATCTGGAAAGTATCGGTGAACTTTTTGATCGACTGGTGATACATAAGGTACATGCAATTCTTCGCTTGCCCACCAGATCACACTAGGATTATCATCTAGATAGTTCATTACACGGGCTTCCCAAGACGACCGATAGACGATTCTTGACGCATCTCCGTTGTATTTTTGTGGGTTTCTCGGTTTGAATATTCCTGAATATGGCATAAATATTACTTAGTCAAACTTTTTTAGGAAAATCATGGCGTTCTTCGGTTTCTCAGACATTACATTTGATAAAGGCACACCAGCAAGAGGAGGCCCACTTGGTGATTTAGTAAAAAGCCAGTTTACAACAAGTACCCTTCGATATCCACTTGATGTTGGTAATTATGATAAAGGCCACTATATGGTCTTTTATATTCGTCAACAGGACAAAACTTCTTTTAGCCGAGACACAGTAAGTGATGACCTAATCAATTCTGGTGCTGGAATTGCAAAGGGTGGTATTTCAGCGCAAAATGCTCTTGGTAATATTCAAAATAGTGTTGCAAATGAAATTAACGGTGCATTGAATAAGTTGACCAGTTCAATTACAAGTGGCATCAATCAAATAACACAAGCCGTTGGTCTTGGCTCAGTAAGCAATCCTTTTGGTCAGTCTAGTATTTCTTTTGGTGGTGGTTCTTCAGCATCCCAAGCAATTTTTGAAAATAAACTCAAAGCAATTACAGGAAATCGTTTAGGATTACTAAAAACTACCAAACTTACAACAGATGCAATTGCTCTGTATATGCCAGATACACTTTTGTATTCACATCAACAAAGTTATGATCAACTTTCTTTAGGTACTGAATTGGGTGGTCAAGCACTTGCTGCTGGTAAATCTGCTCTTGAGGCTTATGAACAAGGTGGTTCAGCTGATGCATTAGCTTCTGTTCTCAAAACTGGTGGTGAAGCTGCAACACAACTTGGCATTCAGGGTGTTGCAAAAACATTAGGTAGTGGTCAAACAGGTCAAGCTATTTTGGCTTCAACAGGTCGTGTAATCAATCCAATGCTTGAGATGGTTTATAAATCTCCAGCATTTAGAACATTTCAGTTTGATTTTACATTTTATCCAAGAGATGAGCGTGAGGCTCTTGAGGTTCAAAGTATTTTAGAGAGATTTCGTTTTCATCAAGCACCAGAACTTTTGGCTGGTTCTGAAGGGTTTTTAGTTCCGCCATCAGAGTTCGACATTCGTTTTTATTACGGCGGTAATCTCAATCCAAACATTCCTGGTGTTACCACTTGTGTTCTAACATCTATTGATATCAATTATGCACCAAATGGTTTTGCTGCATATGAAGTTCCAGGTGAAAATGGTCCACAACTAGGTCGAACGGGTATGCCTGTTGCAATTCAATTGACACTTCAATTCCAAGAAGTTACTTATCTCACTAAGAAAGATTTCAACTTAGATTCAGCTACCACTAGCACTCGCAACCCAGCAACTTTTGAAAGTGATGCTCCTGAATGACAAATATACCAGTAAGTCAGTCTAGAAAATTAGGAACAAGCTAATGGCTAAGTTTTTCAATTATTATCCTAAAACTTTTTATACAAACGACAATAAACCAAAAGGTTTAGATACTGTCAC